ACTTATTGGTTGAAGATGCACATTGGCTCTAAAGAGGCTAGGTACATCTGTTCCAAAGAAGAATTAAAAATGATTATAGAAGAATGGACTAAGGTTCATGGAAATAAAATAGAAATAGAAATAGATGAATTAGGTGAAGACGATGAGTTTGACGAGTAAACAAGGAACAGCAAGTAATATGGATTTTGGAAAGAAACAAGAAGAGTTTAATAATAAGTTTCAAGAACTAATGGCTAATAAAAGAAAGAAGGTTAATTCTAGATTAGTGTTAGGTATTTGGGGCCATCCAAAAACAGGAAAGACAGGTATCGCTTTAGATTTTGCCGATAGACCAATTTATGTTTTAGATTGGGATAAAGGCGTTGAATCAACATGGCGTGAACATCACGAAGCGACTGAGAGAATACAAGTGTATTGTCCTATTGAAATGAATAAAGACAATGTAATTGATATACAAAAGAGCGAAGACAATTCGCATATGTTTATCAAGTATGTTAGGTCTAAGATTGAAGAAGGCGAAAGACCTGTATTTGTTCTTGACGGCGTTGATACTTGGCTTGACTCTTGTATCTTGAAGATTAATCCTAACCCGACTTTAGTTACAAAGGTTATGCCATATCAATACGGTGCTAGAAACAAAACCTTCTATCACTTATTGGATTCAATATACCTTCTTGATTGTGATGTAGTCTATATTACTCACGAAACAGAAAAGTATCAAGACGGTAATCCTATTGGTATGATTGCTAATTGGAAAGATTGGGGCGGTAAATTAGAACAAGAAATACATTGTTCAAGAAAGAAGGTAAAGGGTGAAATGCACTATTTGGCTGAATTAGTCGGTAGCCGTACTAATGGTAACTTAGTAGGTAAGACTTGG